TTTTACGATTTTTCACTCCAAATCCTTTTTCAAGAAATCAAAATTGGACATTTATAAATGTCCATTTTTGAAAATCCTAAAATACTTTTGGAAAATCGAACATTTGTGACCATAATGAAAAATTAGCGTCTGGCGGCCGAAAAAAGAATGAAAATTTTGTGACGCTAATTTTTTTATTTTTTTGGCGCGGATTCTTTAGGCGATTTTTTTGTTAGGATATATATATATGAATCCTAACAAAAATCCTAACATTTTTGCGCCAAAAGATAAGATATTAAAAACATGTAATACATGTGACTATATATGCAATAAGACGAGTGATTGGCATAGACATTTGGCAACCCGTAAACACAAAACCCTAACAATTCCTAACAATGAAGGCATTGAAAACGCGCCATGTCTCACACAAGTATACACCTGTAAATGCGGTAAAAAATATAAACATCGGTCAACATTATCCCATCATAAAAAAGAATGCTCTCAAATTCACAATCCGCCCACAGATGATACACCATATTTAGTCTCATCATCAAACAATACGCCGATAATAGACATACATAACAAGTATAACCAGATTCAAATTGCACCATCACATGTGAATGACCAACTGCAAATGACTCTTATATTGGAACTGGTCAAGCAAAACCAAGAGTTCAAAGACTTACTAATACTACAAAGTAATCAAATGATGGAACAAAACAAGACCATGATTGAGGTCGCAAAAAACAGCCAAGTCAACAACACAATCAATAACACAAACACAAATAATAGCCACAACAAAACATTCAATCTCCAATTCTTCTTGAACGAGACCTGCAAAGATGCAATGAATATGAAGGATTTCATTAAATCGCTGGAATTGAGTCTGCCCGAGCTGGAAAAAATGGGTGAAATCGGTTTTGCCGAGGGCATGTCTCGTGTCTTTATCAACCGCCTGAATAGCTTGGACATAACCAAAAGACCCATTCATTGTAGTGACGTCAAGAGAGAAATCATACACATAAAAGACGATAACAAATGGGAGATGGACAATGCGAACCTAGACAGACTCAGAAAGATTATCAAGCAACTGACTATCAAGAATATCTTGAAGGTGGATGATTGGAAAAAGGCGAATCAAGGTTGCACTGAATACAACAGCAGGAAAAACGCACAATACTTGAAAATCAATATGGAAGCGATCGGTCCAGTCGACGATGCAGAAGTAAAGAGGGACTTTGGAAAGATATTCCGTCGCATCGCGGAGAGCACGGCCATCGACAAAAAGTATTTAGTTGGTTGAATAGATGCGTTCCAAGAAAATAAAATGTTCTGTATTATGTATAATAAGATGGCAAAAATATCATCCGTAAGTAATTTCCAGTATAAAATAGTGAAAAGCGTTGTCTTGAGTATATTAATACCTGCTGCGATCATTCTTTTTAGTGGATGGTATTTTTTTGGTGGAATGCCAGCAAAATCTGCCGCAACAACAATAACCACATCAAATACCGCAAAATCGTGTAAAGGAATGACAAAAGATAAATGCAACCCAGATGCGTGTGTTTGGGACCCAAAACAAAATACGTGTTTGGGTGCCAAATAAGATGGATTCATTCTGGATCTGGATCAAGATTCTTACGAACTATGGTCATTTGTTTAGTGAATAAAAACTTGTCTGCATTCAAATTACGTCGATTTAAATTGCATTTTAAACAAGATATAACGACATTGCCAACGTTATGCCCCAAGAAATTATTAATTCTATCCAAAGACCACTGATTCATTTCTCTCACATTTTCATACAGAATAAGCATCGCGCCCTTGCAATAATGGCAAGACAGCTTGCACCTTAATATCATTTGTTTGACATAATCAAATGTTATAAATTCATCGGATATAAACACCTTTTTAACCAAGTCCTGTTGTTTGTACGCGGATATTTTGTGGTCAATTTCCGTTTTGATTAATGGCTCGGCGTCCTGTTCAAGCAAGGACAATTGTTTTTCCGTAGTAAAGTGGTCTGGATCCAACTCCCATTTACTAGCAATCACGCGTTTTTTAGGCGGTGCCTTTTCTTTGGTTAGTTTTTTTATCTGATAACGATTTGCCCCGCCGACTATGTGAATCTTTTTTTCGTCCATATACACTATAACGAGTTATTTATCTATATTGAACTACTATTTAAACGTATATCTTTATATTAGTTAAGAGTAATGGAACATAATAATAATAACAATTTGGCGAATGCTGTCACGGAAGAGTGTTTAGAGTTAAAGAATATTAAATATAAATCCATGCTTATGGGTGGGGCACAAATGCAAGAAACCAAATCTTCCGGGGATTTTTCCAATTTGGACAAGTTTTTAGAAACGGAGAAGAACAACAACAAAAACGAGCCTTGGTCTAAGCTTGACAAGACGATTAAATCGCAAAAGTTGTTGGACTATGCTGAAAAATACAAAGTTGAACATGAAATGAATGACGGCGAGCTGGAAGCGCTAGTCGCCTTTTTGAAGGATTGCTTAAACCGAAAGAAATTATATCGTATAAAGGACGTTGTATATGATAAGGCAACCGGTCTTATCAAAGAAATCCCGGCACTAACATATGTAAAGGCGAGCAAGCATTTTACTTTGAAGAACCTAGATAAGCGTGTTAGCACATTGAAAAGTTTGCCGCCGCCCAAAAAGGGTTCGGTTGTGAAAAGCTCGATTAAAAACAAGATGCCCAATGCCGTGGATTCCGACGAAGAGTTGGAAGCGTAAATATAAATAAAAATGAAAATGAAATTAAACACATTTTCATTTATATGAATAAGAGAGACAATGAATTACATGTTAGAAGAATTAACAGATATATTAGACGACTTAATACCCGACGAGGATAGTGACATAGAAGATAGTATTCTTTATGCGGAGGACTTCGTTGAAATGGTTTTGCATCTCATGGAAGAATACGTGACGGATGATCCGATGGCAATCGCTGACCCCGAATTTCACAATGTATTTTTAGACGAAATTGGCGAAATGGTAATGTCGCAAGTTGGGCATGAATTGTGGAGATATCCAGACGATGTAATTACTGAAAGAATCGAAGAAATCAGCGAGATATTTTATGCGTCATTTATGCCACGCCGTTCGCATCCAACTACGATCATATTAAATAACAACCTCAACATAAAACAACTAACAAAAAAAATCGACTACTTGCGCGGTAAACCGCAACCAGCACAACGTACGGCTGAATGGTATGCGTTCAGACACAAGTTAATTACCGCCAGTAATGCCTACAAGGGTTTTACAGACGGATGCGAACTAAACCAGCTTATCTTTGAAAAGTGCCAACCAGTGCGCGTGCCAGATACTACAGAAAAAACGACGCCAACCATGGTAAATGTAGATACTACCTTGCATTGGGGTCAGAAGTTTGAGCCATTGTCGGTCATGATTTATGAAGACAAGTATGAAACAAAAATAGAAGATTTCGGATGCATTCAACACGACAATTATTCCTTCTTGGGCGCTTCTCCAGATGGCATCAACGTAGACAAGACCAGTTTGCGATATGGGCGAATGTTAGAAATCAAGAATATTGTGAACCGCGAAATAGATGGTATCCCCAAACTCGAATATTGGGTGCAAATGCAATTACAGATGGAGACGTGTGACTTGGATGAGTGCGATTTCGTAGAGACCCGATTTCTCGAATATGAAAGCGAAGCGGCCTTTAATGAAGACGATTCAGATTCAGTGGAATATAAAGGTCTCATCATGTATTTTACGCACGACGGACGACCAATTTATAAATATGCGCCTCTGCATTTGTCCACAGAGGAATTAGTTGCATGGGAAGCGGAACAACACGAACAAACTGAGCATGTATGGATAAGAAACATATATTGGAAAGTAGACGAATTTAGCTGTGTTCTCGTGCAACGTAATCAGCGATGGTTTCAGGATAATATTTCAACACTACAAGAGGTTTGGAAGACGATTGAGTATGAACGCGTGCATGGGTTCCAACATCGCGCGCCAGCAAGACGGACGGCTGCCACAATAAGCAAAATGAATAACCAATCTGAAAATGCGGGACAGAGTGGTTGTTTAATTAGTTTGGACAAGGAAACCGGTCAGGTTTCAGTAAACACGGGCTCGACCATGTCATCGTCTCCACACCCAGCGCCAACTATAATGGCGATTGATTTGAAAATACGAACAGAGTCATTTGACGATACAAAGGAGAAGATGTCTAGCATAGTAGGACTTAATAAATACGCAAATTAAAACAAAAACACAATTTAATAAAGAATATTGTCTTCGTTGTAGTAGGGCAACATATTTTCAGTCTTGGCGTGGTAATAGTTTATTCTGGCCCCTTCTGCCTGAGGAACAGGTGGCAAAGGTTTCACTACATTTGAACGATATGGGCGATTTTTATACAAGGCGCCACAAAAGTCCGCAGGTGTGCACGTTCCCTCATCGGGATTCCTCGGATATCGAATATTATTCGTTTCTTGATCATATGACCCAACTTCAAAAATGGGATAATTTCTCCAGATCATATTTGCAGTGCAGGAAGATACACCTCTGTCGCCAGTGGGAAACATAGTATCGGGCAAAATGGCCCCATTTTCAGACGATGGATACTCACCTAAAGCATATTTGAAATTGTCAAAATTTTCCATCAAGCCGCTATTAAAAAAGCGGGAAGAAATAACCGCAATCAATAAAATAGAAAGCAATAAAACAATGTTTTTGACGATACTCATATTATATATTGCAAACAAAAAATACAAACTAAATACATGAATAGAAGAATCTTTTTTTGTTTTGGCTAAACGCCGTTTCTTTTTATTTTTACTTTTTACATAATTTCTAGCATCATATCGCAAATCGATTGGTTGTGCGCGCAAATATCGGCGTCATACGTGACCTTGTAAAAGCACCGAAGACAAACAATCACATCGTGCAATGAGTTGTGCAATTTGCGCGGCACCGCACCAAACAGCTTTGCATGAAGCTCAGACAAGTTGGGATATTTTACGTATTCGGATCTATCAGACCTTGCAACACGGATATTGCATAAGGCTGTATTTTCGCGCATCGTGCAGCTGAATGTTTTTGTCATTGCCATATTTGTAAATCGGTCCAACCCAATTCGACCTCGAAGGGTATTGGGTGGCTCCATCGGTTCATTTAATACAGACTTTTTTAGAAGTCGGTAGAATTCGGCCTTGATCATATTCATGTCAAACGCAATGTTATGCGCGACAATGACATCGGCCATTTCACAATCACGGGTAAAACTTAATAAGACGGCATCCATATCTTGTCCAACCGCCGTGCTTATTGCGCGTGTAATGCCGTGTATTCTGACGCTTTCAGGTGTAAATGTAATGTGATTCGGTACATTAATGATTTCATCCACCATTTTTTCTAAAACTAAACTTTGGGTATTAAACATGACATAACTGAACTGCACTATATGAGGCCAATCTACCTCATTTGTGAAAGTCACCTCTTTACTAGAGTGCTTCTTGGGCAAGCCTGTAGTCTCCGTATCAAATACTAAAACTCTCATTTATATACTTGTATGAATTATCTAAACCTTTGTTGTATTAAACAAATCCGTAAAA